TGCCTGGTCGCCCTGCGCGCTGAGTTCAACGAGCAGTACCCCGGCCGCGACAAGGGCGCCGACGGCTGGATCGGCGACAAGGCGCACCAGCAGGAGAGCAGCGACCACAACCCCGACGAGTCCGGCCGAACCCCGTACGAAGACGCCGACCACGTCGACGAGGTGCACGCGCTCGACGTCGACTCCAACCTCAAGCCCGGCGCCGCCGGCCCGGCCGCCCTCAAGATGGACGTCGAGCGCATCCGGGTGGCGCACCGCGACGGCCACGACGACCGGCTCCAGAACGTGATCTACCAGGGGCGCATCTGCTCGCGCTCGTGGGGCTGGACCTGGCGCCTGTACACCGGGGCGTCGAAGCACTTCGATCACGCACATTTCAGCGCGCGCTACGACACGAGCCGCGAAAACAACACCAAGCCCTGGGGAGTAAAAACCGTGGGAGTCGACCTCAACGCCAACCCCGGCAACGTCGACGCCGTGTACAGCGGCGTCAACAAGGCCAACACGCTGACCCGCTACGACGTCGGCACCGCCCCGGCGTTCGCCGTCACGCCCAGCTCGGGCAACGTGTACGGCATCGCCGGTGGCGTCAGCACCGCCCAGCGCGACGCCGCGTACGCGCGGAGCCTAGGCGAACAGAACAAGCTCAAGCTCGCCACGATGGAAGCCACACTCAACAACTGCTTCGCACTGCTGACCCAGCTCACCGCCGACGCCGCGGACACCCCGAACGTCATCGTCGACGACGTGCGCTACGCCATCGCCAACCCGTAAGCTGACGGCACGCTAGGCCGCGTGCACGAAGAGCAGCAGGACGACAGAGCAGCCCCGACCGAACCGGTCGGGGCTGCTCCGTGTGACGGGGGAAACCGTCGTGATCGACCCTATCGGCCGGTGCGCAACTTCCGGGCCCTGTGCGGCTGCTCGAGCTCGGTCGCGACCCCGTCAGGCCGGCCGTTCACCACACTGCCCGAGAGCGACCGGCACGGCACCCCGAGCCGCGCGCCACACCCGGCGCACGCTCGATAGGCGGACCAGTCGGTCACGAGTTCTCCCGAGCCACACGCTCGAAATCCGCGGCGCGCGCGTCGTATTGGTCGCGGATGTGCGATGGCAACAGGTCCCGCCATGCCCGCATCTGCCCCGTCAGCGCTGCCAGCTCGGTCCACGCCGCGAACACCTGCAACTCGCGCTCGCCGGTTAGGGGCTGCCACACGTCGATCACCAGCGCGCCGACCGGCCGCGAGGCAGGCAACGCCATCGACTGCCCGGCGGCGTCGACCACGGCCACGTGCACCGACCGGGCGAACATCACCCGTCCGTCACCGACCCGGAATTGCTCCCATTCAGGCACCGCGGCCGCCCAGGTCCCGCCACCGGTCCGCGGTGCGCCACACCGCCACCGGCCGCGGCGCGATCGCGGCCTGATCGAAGATCCGCTCAAGGTGCCCCGGCTCACCGACGCGCGCGGCCGGCGCCCCGACCACCTTCGGCCGGCGCGCCCCCTGCTTGCCGGGGATGACGGGCGCCGGGTACATCGAGTCAGCCATGGTGCGGAAACCTCCGTTTGGTCCGGGTGTGGGGATGGTGTGAACGCCGCGGCCGGGGACCGCGCCGGGCCTCGAGCCCAGCGTGACCAGCAGCACGGCGACGAACACCAGGCCGAGCAGGCCCAGCAGCGACGCCGCGGCGTAGCGCCAGGCAGGGTTGGCCGCGGCCAGCGTGAACGATGCCCGATGCCCGGCCCGGTAGAACAGCGGCCGCACAGCGGCCCGGTGCTCGGCCATCAGAACCGCCCCGCGGCGCGCTGGCGCTCGTAGGCGTCGGTCGTGATCGCGCCCTGGTACTCGATGTCGATGCCGTGTTCCTGCTCGCCGGCGATGCGGTGCGCGAACAGCATGACCTTGGTCGGCTCGCCGATCACGCGCTCGCCGAGCTGCTCGGCCACCGCGGTCAGCCCGGCTATCCGGGTGGGCTCGTCGACCTCTTCGGCGACGTGCGTCCACCACGTGGCCGTGACCCGTGTCGGTGCGGGTACGTCGGGGTGCTCGATCAGCCAGTGGGCGAACGCGTAGATCGCCGCGATCCGCGCGGCGCGGCCGGTGGGCCCGGTCTGCTCGGGTGCTGCTAAGGCTTGCGTCATGTCCACCGACTGTACAGATATGGCAACGCGTGTCAAGATGTGTTCATGCAACCGACATTGAATCTGCCGAACCCTGAGGCATGGCTCGACGCCGAGCAGGCGATCGCGAAGCTCGGGGTGAGCCGCGCGACGCTCTACGCCATGCTCGCCGACGGCAGGATCGGCGACTACAAGATCGGCGCCGTACGCGTCTTCTGGCGCGTCGAGATCGACGAGCTCGCCCAGGCACTCAAGCGCGTGAAGGCGCGCCGTGCCTAGCACCGCGGCGACGCGCGACGTGTCGTTGCTCTGGCTGATCTGTTCGCTGTGCGAAGGCAGGCACAACCCCAAGGCGGGATGCCCGCGGCCCGGTATCTGGCTGGTCGCGTCGATCTGCCGGCAGTGCACCCAGGCCCGGTACTGCCGCGACCACGACTGTCACCTCCGATGACCTGTGCGTGGTGCGGCGGCCCGATCCCAGCACGGGCGCGACGCGACTCGATCACCTGTTCGCAACCCTGCCGGCAGGCCCGGCACCGCGTGGCCCGGTACGCGTCGCGCGGATCTCGTCCCGGATCCGCGCGCGACGCGTCGCCCGTCGACGAAGCCCTGCAGGCGCGACGGCTCGCCTACGCCGACCCGCCCTACCCCGGCCTCGCCCACTACTACCGCGGGCACCCCGACTACGCGGGCGAGGTGGACCACACCGCACTCCTGTCGCGGCTGGCCACGTACGACGGATGGGCGCTCTCGACGTCGGCGCGTTCCCTGCCGGCCGTGCTCGCCCTAGCCGTCGCCCAGGACCTCCCGGTACGCGTCGCAGCGTGGATACGTGGCGCCCGGCCGCACTCGACGGCTCGGCACGCGCTCAACGCCTGGGAACCCGTGATCTACGTACCCGTCGCGGCCGCCGGCGCTCGCGACGCGTCGCCCGACGCCGGCGCCGAGCGACGGCTCGACGTACTCACCCACGGCGTCACACCCATGCGGACGCTGCCCGGCCGTGTCATCGGCGCCAAGCCGGCCGCTTTCTGCCGCTGGATGTTCGACCAGATCGGAGCGGGCCCGCGCGACACCTTCGATGATCTGTTCCCCGGCTCGGGCATCGTCACCAAGACCTGGGCCCTGTTCGCTCACAGCGTAAAACGCGAAACGCTCGACGGCGGGGCTTGCAACCCGGCGGCCGAGCGTTCACGATGACGCAGCCAAAACACTTTCATGGGCGATGCTACCGGGAAGCATCAGCGCTCGCACGTCACCAAAGATCGACCTCAGATGGTGGCAACACTCGCTTGCAACGGGTGGCAGCGCGAACCGCGGAGTCAGCTAGTAACCGCGGGGGCTACGGCCCACACAACGTGCCTGGGCCGCGCGGCCCATCCCTGAGAAGGCGAACCCGCGTATTTGGAGTCGATCGCCAAGCGCGTGTTGACCCCCTGGGAGACCTCGGGGCATATACGGCAGGCCCAACGCGCCCCGTGCAGAGCGGGACGTGCCGGAAGGCTCCAACCCCCCGCTACGGCCGAACCATCGGCAGCGATGGCGCCACGCAACGGCGCGCGTGAGCGGGGGGTTGGCCGGCACGGTAGAGCTGTCGACACATCCCGCCCTGGCGCGCCGGTAATGCGGCGCGCGGTGAGTTCTGCTGCGTCCGTACTTCCGACCGTCGAGAACCGCCCCCATCCCTGCTCGGACACGCTTCCCTCGTGCTCGAGCAGGGGTGGGGTGCACATCCACCAACACTCCCATCGAGAGGTGCTGAAATGCCCGAATCACAAGACTTTGCGCTTACCTTCGGCAACCGAAACACAGACACCTACATGCCCACCGCCCTGGTCGTGTCCCAGGCCGGCGCCTGGGCCGCCGCCCACGGCGAGTACCGGATAGCCCAGCAACTCATGGGCCTCGCGGCCGCCCTCGAGGCGAGCGAGCTCGAGCACACGACCGACGTCACTGGCCTAGACGCCCAGATCGCCCAGCGCATCCGCAACGTCCCGTTCCACGGCCCCACGCGCAACGAACAGCCCGCGGGCTACCCGCTACGCGCCGCCGCTCCCGATGACGCGTCCACCCAGGTCATGGCGGCCGTCGGCTCGACCGCACCGCGCGACTGCGCGACCTGCGGGCTGCTGATCGTCTGGCAGGGCGACCCGTACTCGGGCGACCCAACGCAGTTCGGTACCTGGATTCACAGCAGCCCCGGTACCGCTATCGAGGCGGCCGGCGCACACGAGCCGAATCCTGGCGACAATTGACCGGTGACTAGCTGGGAGCAGGGCAGCACGCGCCGTTGGCGGACGGTGCGCGCTGCCGTGCTCGAGCGCGACGGTACGCGCTGCCGGGCCCACCTGGACGGTTGGTGCGAGCGGGCCGCCCGTAAGACGCCGCACCGGTGTACAGGCGTCCCAACTCACGCTCACCACACACGCGGCCGGGCCGTGACTGGCGATGACCCTCGATACATCGTGGCATCGTGCGCAGCGTGCAACCTGCACATAGGCGATCCCACGAGCACCGTCGACCCGCCCTGCGTACCAGTAACCAAGTGGAGATGATCAACGCATGATGGCGCTCATAGTCGAAGCCGATGGCTCGATGACCCTGCGGTGCGACCAGTGCCCGACGTACGCCGAGGACCTGGGCCCCATGTCCGCGGTGCCCCACGTCGTCGAGCTCAGCACCACCCACGTACGCGAAGCGCACCCAGCAGCAGCACCACGCGTCGCGCCCGACGTCGCCTACCTCCAGGACGGCGACGCACCAGGGTGGGCACAGCGGCAGGCTGAGCAGGCCAACCCGTACGAGACGCACGAGCACGCCCAGCAGCGTGGGGGTAGGGGCGGGGGGAAGGGGTGAGGGGGGCGTGGGGGTACGTGCTGCGCTGGTGCCGGCGCTACCTCGGATGGGCTGAGCCCACCGACGCCGAGTGGTGGTCGAACCAATGGTGATCCGTCGCGCCGCGATCGCGTGGTCGACGGGCGACGCGTCGCGCGCAGCTCGAGGTAATCCGTCGCGCGCCGCGGCCGCCGGTTTTTTCCGGCGGCCGGGTGCCTGGACACCCTCGCCCTGTTCTTTCTCTCTCCCCGCGCCCAAACGCGCCGATTCTTCCGGGCCCCTCACGGAACGTGACGATGACGGCCGATGACGGCCGGGCGACGTCGATCGCCGACGCCGTGCGACGGAGCCTTGAGGACACACCCCACCTGCCGCGCGACAAAGCGGCGATCGCGCTGCTGCTGCACTACGCCGACCTACTCGACGACGCCACCGACCGGCTCGACGACGCCGCGGAGGAAGGCGAGCACCGTGACTTCGGTCGCATGGTGATGGCGATCAGCAAGATCGGGCCGCGCGTCGAAGCGATGCTTGATCGACTCGGCATGTCCCCCGGCGCGCGGCCGGCCAAGCGAGACGGAGACCCAGATGCCGCCGGTGCAGCGGGCGAGGCGCTCCAAGAGCTCGAGCAGCGCGCCGCCGCCCGAGCCGCCGGGCAGCCTGTTGCCCCGGCTGTGGACCCGGCCGTTGCGAAAGCTATCGCCGGCGAGTAGCTACGGGTACGACGTGATCGACTTCGCCCGCGACGTCCTGGGCGAGCCGCTCGACCCGTGGCAACAGTGGCTCGTGATCCACATGGGCGAGCTGCTCGCCGACGGCCGGCCCCGCTTCCGCCAGGTGCTCGTGATCGTCGCCCGGCAGAACGGCAAGACCCACCTACTCAAGGTGCTCGCCCTGTTCTGGATGTTCGTCGAGCACTGGGCGTTGATCTTCGGCACGTCGACCAACCTCGACACCGCCGCGGAGTCGTGGCAAGAGACCGTCGACGCCGCGCAGGACTCCCCCGCGCTCTCGGCGAAGCTGCCCCGCAACGCCGTGCGGCTGACCAACGGCCAGCAGACGTTCCGCAACGTGCACCGCTCCCGCTACAAGATCGGCGCCGTGAACCGCAAGGGCGGCCGCGGGCTACGCATCGACCGGCTCATCGGCGACGAGCTCCGCGAGCACCGCTCGTGGGTGGGCTACTCCGCGGCGTACGGCGCGCTCACCGCCCGACCCCGCGGCCAGGCCGTGTTCATCACCAACCAGGGCGACGCGACGGCGATCGTGCTGATCAGCATCCGCACCAACGCGCTCGCGTTCATCGAGACCGGCGTCGGCGACGAACGGCTCGGCCTGTTCGAATGGTCGGCGCCGCCCGGCACCCTGCCGAGCGACGTCGCCGGGTGGGTGGCCGCGAACCCGAACCTGGGCCGGCGCGTCCCCCACGACCACCTCCGCGGCCTCGCGTCGCGCGTCGCCCGTGCCGGCGCCGACCAGGCCGAGCTGACCAGCTTCCTGACCGAGTACCTGTGCATGGACGTCCCCACGCTCAACCCGGCGTTCGACGGGGTGGCGTGGGCCAACAGCGCGGACCGGGCAGCGTTCGACCAGGCGACCCGCGGCCGGCTCGCCGCGTGCCTGGACATCTCCCCCGACGGCGCCCACGCGTCGCTGGCCGTGGCGGCCCTGCTCGAGGACGGCCGGGTGCGCGTCGAGCTGGTGCAATCCTGGACGTCGCTCGACGAGCTCCGCCGCACGATCCGGCCGCTGCTCGTCGCGATCAAGCCGAAGCAACTCGGGTGGTTCCCCGCCGGCCCGGCCGCCGCCCTGGACGCCGACCTCCGCGACCGGCGCAAGGAAGGCCGCGCCGGGTGGCCTCCCCGCGGGCTGACCGTCACCGAGATCAAGACCGAGACCCCGTCGGTGGTGATGGGGTTCGCCGAGCAGATCCTCGCCGGCCGCGTGGTCCACTCCGGTCAAGAGCTACTCGACCGGCACATCGAGCACGCGGAAAAGCTGGTGCTCGCCGATCTCCGGTGGGTGCTGACCCGGCGCGGCGACGGCCACGTCGACGGCGCGTACGCCGCCGCCGGCGCCGTGCACCTCGCCCGCACCATGCCGGTCGCCCGCAACGTCGCGAGGGGTGTTCGTGTCGGACCGAACAGGTAAGGTCCGCGCGGGGCCGGCGCGGCTACACTCCCGATCATGGGATGGATCGATGCAGCTAAACAGGTAGCGCACGACCTATTCCGGCTGCCCCGGCCCGACCGGTTCCTGCTCGAGCTCGCCCCCGAGCAGACCTTCGACACCGTCCCGCGGCCGGTCGATCAAGTCATCGCGGCGATGCGTAACCAGCCCGCGGTGCGCGTCGACCGGGAAAACGCTCTCTCGGTCGCCGCGGTGCAGCGGGGCCGCAACGAGCTGTGCTCGATCGCGACGCTGCCGCTACGGCTCTACCGCGGCCTAGACGTCGTCGACAACCCGCTCTTCCGCCAGTTCGACATGGACGTCGCGAACGTCGTCCACATGGCTCAGACGATCGAAGACCTGGCGTTCGAGGGCATCGCTTGGTGGCAGATCACCGGCCAGGACTTCGACGGCTACCCGATCAGCGTGCGGCGCGTCGACCCGTGCAAGGTGTCCCTCAAGGGGCCCAGCGGCAAGGTTGACCCGGCGTGGGTGTGGATCGACCGCGACGACGGTAAGGGGCCGCAACGCATCGCGGCGTCGATGATGATCCGGTTCGACTCCCCGAACCCCGGCATCCTGACCGCGAACGGCCGGGCCATCCGCCGGGCGATCGCGCTCGACCAGCTCGCCGCGATGTACGCCAACAACCCCTCGCTCCGGGAGTACTTCACCGACTCCGACAACGAGAACCTCGACCCGATGCAAGACGACGAGATCGACGCGTTCCTCGCCGAGTACGGCACCATGCGCCAGTTGCGGCCGTTCGGCTGGATTCCCAGCACTGTCAAACGGTCCGACGTTTCGTCGCCGTCGCCCAAGGATCTGACCTTGGTGGAGCAGCAGCAACAGGTCACGCTCGAGATCGCGAACGGGCTCGGCGTCGACCCCGAGGACCTGGGCGTGTCGACCACGAGCCGTACGTACTTCAACAGCGTCGACAAGAAACAAGACAAGATCAACCGCACGTACAAGCCGTACATGACGGCGATCACCGACCGGCTCGGCATGGGCGACGTCACTCGGCGCGGCCAGTCGCCGCGGTTCGACCTGACCGAGTACCTGACCCCGGACCCGGTCACCCAGGCCACCTACTGGAAGGCGCTCCAAGACATGGGCGTAACCGATGCTGTGGAAATCCGCGGGTGGGCCGGGCTGTCCGGGCCGCCGCCGGCCGTCGCCGCGCAACCGTCGCTCCCATCTGCGGGCGACGCGTCGCTCACCGCGGCCGCTCTGCAGGCGCGACGGCTGCCGCTCCAGCTCGGCGACATCACGCCCGGCCGCTACACGTTCGACGACGCTGCGTCGCTGACCTTCGACGCGGGCGACTTCGACGCCGCCCCGCCGGCGCCCGTCGTCGACCAGGCCGCGCGCACGATCACCGGGCTCGCCGTGCCGTACAACGTCAACGGGCGTAAGGGCGGCGTGAACTACGTGTTCGCTCCCGGCTCGCTCGAGTACTCCGAGCCGGCGCGCATGTCGGCGCGCCTGTCCCACGAGAAGGGCATCGGGTTCCACCGCTCCGTCACCGACGGCCCCGCGGGCCCCGTCGTCGAGCTGGCGATCGCGGACGGCCCCGAGGGCAGCCCGGCCAAGCTCGAGCGCGACCAGATCCTCTACGACGCCGCGAACGGGCTGTACTCCGGGCTCAGCGTGGGCGTCGACTTCAGCACCGACCCCGCGTCGGGCGACATCGAGTACGACGAGAAAACGAACACGATCACCGTGCTCCGCGCGACGTGGCGAGAGACGTCGATCACCGATCTGCCCGCTTTTGACGATGCGCGCGTGACCAGAGTGGCCGCGAGCCTGACAGGAGGACCACAGATGGACCCGTGCCAGCACTGCGGGCACCGGCACGCGCCGGGCATCGCATGCCGCACGTTCGCCCACCAGATGGCGAACGCGCAACCGACCCCGACTCCCCCGCCGACCCCGGCGCCCGTACCCGCCCCGGCTCCGACCCCGGCGCCGCCGCCCAGCGTCGCGACGTTCGAGCAGTACGGTGCGTGGCTCGCCGCGCAGCAGGCCGGGCAGCAGCCCGCGGCAGGCCCCGTGGTCGTGAACCCGCACCACGGCCCCGCCCAGGTGAACGAACCGCTGCCGTACCGCTACGACCGGCACGGCAACCTCCGCGACGGCACCCACGATTTCTCGACCGACATCGCGATGGGCTACAACCCGAACTACCAGGGTGACAACCCGAACCCGGCGGCCGCTCAGGGTCGCGTCGCGGCGTGGCTCAAGCACGCGTTTGAAGAGCGGGACCTCGGCCGGCTCGACGCGCCCGGCGTCGCGGAGCTCAACAAGTTCGCGATCACCCCGGCCAACGTCACGAACCTCAACTACCCGGCCAACCGGCCCGACCTGTACGTCGACCAGCTCGACTACCTGTACCCGATGTACGACGCCATGAACAAGGGCACCCTGAGCAACGTCACGCCGTTCGTCGTGCCGAAGTTCAACTCGAGCTCGGGCCTGGTCGCCGACCACGTCACCGGCACCGAGCCGACGCCCGGCGCGTTCACCGCCACCGCCCAGACCATCACCCCGACGCCGCTGTCGGGCAAGGTGGAGATGACCCGCGAGGTGCTCGACCAGGGCGGTAACCCGCAGGCTTCCGGGCTGATCTGGCGCCAGATGGTCCGCGGCTGGTACGAGGGGCTCGAGGCGGCCGCTCAGGCGTTCCTGGTCGCCCAGGCCGCGAGCATCCCCGACATCACGCTCGGCGTGGCCGTGACCGACGCCGCGATGGACCAGTCGTTGGCGTCGGCGATCACCGCGCTCCAGTACATCCGCGGCGGCGACCGGTTCTCCAAGGTGTTCACCCAGATCGACCTGTACCAGAAGCTCGCGAAGGCGATCGACACGACCGGCCGGCCGCTCTACCCGAGCTTCGGCGCGATGAACGCCGCGGGCACCGCCGACCCGTCGTACAACTACCTGAACGTGCGTGGCAAGACGTTCGTGCCGGCCTGGGCCACCGCGGCGACCGGCTCGGTCATCGCGAGCTCGTGGATGTTCGACCCGGACGTGGTGTGCCTGTGGGCGTCGACCCCGAACCGGATCGACTTGCAGTGGCGCGTTGCGTGGGTCGACATCGGCATCTGGGGTTACAAGGCGCTCGCGATCACGGACTTCTCCCGGACCCGTGAGCTGACCTACGACCCGGTGTAACCGGCCCCGCGCCGGGCCGTTGGGCGACACCACCCCCCCGGCCGGGCGCGTCTCACCCGTTGAGATTTGAGCGCACCACCTGATCTAGTACCGCCCCGCGACCAGCGGGTATTCGCATCGGTCGATTCCGACCGACCGGCACGAATCGAGGGGTTTCGATGTCAGAGACGAAGGACGAGATCGCCGCGCAGCGCGACCAGCTCGTCGAAGAGAACAACCGGCTCAAGGCCCAGCTCGCGGCGACCGGCCGCGTAGCTCCGACCGGCGCCGACGTCGCCCCGCAGCGCTTCGCGCTGTCGGAGGGCGACCGGCAGGAGATCGTGTCCCGCGGCGTCACCGTCATCAACGGCCGCCGTATGACCCGCCAGGACGTCGCCGACGCTCTGGGCTCCGACGGTGAGGGCATCGACCTGGGCGACGCCGAGCCGGCCGACGGCCTGGGCCAGGTCCCGCCCGAGGACCGCGCGGGCATCCGCGGGTTCGACTACGTGTACCCGTCGGTCAAGCCTGGGTTCATCGACCCGGCCGTCGCCGGCACCGCCGGTATCAACGGCCCGGCCGCGGGTGGCCCGGCAGACCCCGACAAGCTCTAGCCGATGACCTGGGCCCCTGACTACGTGGTCGCCGCTGATGTGGCGACCTATCTCCGCATCGACGACTCGCTCGACAATGCGGAGCTAGCGTCGTGGGCCACGGCCGCATCCCGCATGGTCGACGACCGGTGTAACCGCCAGTTCGGCTCGACCACGCTGGCCGCTCGCACGTACCGCCGGCCGCCGGCCTACGACCCCGTCAGCGGGCTGTGGCTGCTCGAGATCGACGACGTGCAGAGCACAACGGGGCTGCTCGTCTCCGGGGTCGCGTACGCCACCTCGGGGGCTGTGCTGCTGCCGGACAACGCGGCCGTGGAGGGGCGGCCGTGGGAACGGCTCGGGTTCGCCGTGGCGCCGATCATGTCGGCGCCCGGCGTCCCGTCAACGATCGTCGTTACCGCGGCGTGGGGCTGGACCGCGGTACCCGTTCCCGTCATCCAAGCGTGCAAGCTCCAGTGCAAGTTCTGGAGCGACCAGCGCGACAAGGGCGCCGACGTCCAGCCCGGCATGACCCGGCTAGAAAAGGGCATCGCGGCGTCCCTCGCCGGGCTGCACCGGCGCCGACGGGTGGGCTAGCCGTGGACCTGTTCGCCGTCATGGGTGAGATCGGCACCGCGGTCGACCAGATCGCCGGGCTGCGCGTCAAGGCGTGGGACGCCCAGACCACCACGCCGCCGGCCGCCCTGGTGACGCTGCCCGCGTCGATGAACTACCACGGCACGTACGGCGTCGGCCAGCAGGACATCAAAGACCTGACCGTTGTGGTGCTCGTCGGTAAGGCGTCCGATCGGGTGGCGTTCAAGCGCATCTGTGAGTACGTCAAGCCGGCCGGCGCCACCTCGGTCAGGGCGAAGATCGAGGGTTACACGTACACGACGTGCGACGCCGTCACAGTGACATCCGTCAATTTCGCACCGGCTCAAGAGCTCGACGGCACCGATTATCTCGCGGCCGTGTTCCACCTCGACATCACCGGCCCGGCAACCTAAGGAGGCGTTCAGGCCATGGCGTACGTACACGGTAAGAACACCAAGATCGTCATCGCGACAAAGGACGTCTCCCCGTTCTGCAAGACGTCGACGCTCGAGGAATCCGCCGACGTGCACGACACGACCGGCTACAGCACCGCCACCGCGGTCCCGCGGACCAAAGCCGGTGGCCTACTCGACGGTAAGTTCACGTGCGGCGGCACGTACGACAACACCGTCTCCGTCGGGCCTAAGGTGGCGCTCCAGCCCCTCAAGGGCACCACCGTCGCGTGTGTGCTCAACATCGAAGGGCTCGGCACCGGCAAGCCCAACGACGCTTTCTCCGGGGTGCTGTCGAAGCTGACGTTCACCGCCCCGGTAGACGACATGATCACCTGGGCGGCAGAGATCGAGATCACCGGCGGCGTCACCACGACCGCCCTTCCGTAACCAGCCTGGGGGAAACTATGACGGCTCGAAAGGCAGCACCAGCAACACCGAAACGGGTCCTGACCCGCGACGAGATCCTCGCCCGCAAGGTGGGCCACGGTGAGATCACGATCGAGGACTTCGGCACCGTGAAGATCCGCGCGCTGACCATGCTCGAAGCGGTTCAGGTGCGCGAGCTCGAGGGGCGCGTCGACCAGGTGTACCTGATCATCGCGCTCGGCCTGGTCGAACCCGCGATGTCTGTCGCCGACGTCGAGCTCTGGGGCGCGCAGGACTCGGCCGGCCCGCTCAACGCGATAGCAGACGGGATCGCCGTTGTCTCGGGGATGAGCGAAGGGGCCGGTAAGGACGCCTACAAAAGCACTCGATGACGAAGAGACGGGGCTCGAGCTCGAGCATTACATCGCGCAGAAACTAGGCATGACCGTCCGTCGGATGCGCGAGGAATTGACCGAGT